AAGGAGACAGAATGACAGAGAAAGCCTCAGAACTTCCATTTAATAAGATTGCTTTTATTATTGATGGACAGGTAGTTGATATTTTGCATACTCAGGATCGTTTAGCAGCAATCCTTTTGAGTGACCCAACTGTTGTAGATATTACAGATATCAAGAATGATTCTAATAGTGATATCTATCCAGGGTGGACATACGATTCCACAACTAAATCTTTTACTCCTCCAGCTGTAGGAGCTTAACTATGCGTGGGGACCAGCGTGAGGGTAGATTTAATATAGCCTACGAACGTGGTTCCAGCGCTTCAGGAACTAACGTCGAACTTGTTCAGACTGTTGGTACTTTTGTAGACTGGTGGATCTTTGATCCAGTTAACACAACAGTAGATCCTATCTATGATGTTGGATCTTCAATAGTTGGTGGTGGTCGTAAGTGGCTTAGCCCATTTACTATCCCTGTAGTTAACGCTCACCTAGAGCAGGGCGCTTCAGTACAGAACGACCGCGGTTTCTATAACACAGATATCTTAACTATTACCATTAATATTGATGTTGTTGAGAACCACATAAATGTCTATGGTGGAAATGCGGCTAATCGCCGGCAGCTTACAACCGTAGAGCTTAACCCAGATGCCTACCTACGTGATCGAATTGTCTTTAGAAATGAAGTCTTTTCACCAACACAGGTTTCACCAAGAGGTATTATTAAAAATAAATACACCTTGTTGCAGATATCCTGTGAGCAAGTTAACGCTGAAGAGCTTGTCAATGACTCACAGTTCCTAACGTATTCTCGTTATTCTGCATTCGATCAGACTACACTGTAAAGGAAAACTATGGCTAAAATTAAAGCAGGTGGTGCAGACCACGTAGTAAAGAAGAATAGAAACGGCGAAATTATTGTTGATCATGCTGCCAGCGCTAAAGCCGGCAAACATGATAAGATTAACCTAACTAAGAAAGCTGGTGCCAAGACCGTCAAAGAAGGCGAGAAGGCTACCAAAGATTGGCATAAAAAGAACCCTCATACGAAAGGTAAGAAATAATGTGTAAGTCATGTGGATGCGGCTGTTCAAAGCCGGGATGTAAGGGTGCCTGCAAGAAGGGCTCTAAGAAGACTACAAAGAAAATGTCTCCAAAGCAGAAGAAGCTTGATATGGATAAAGACGGCAAGCTAGAAGGTTCAGACTTCGCTGCCCTAAGAAAGAAGAAGAAGTAATGTGCGCCACTTGCGGATGCGGAATGCCAAAGAACAAGCACGGCATGAAGACCGTAACGGCTGCTAATAAGAAGTACGCTAAGAAGTCTGACCCAAAGGGTAAGGCTAAGAAGGCCAACGTAGTACGAAAGAAGGGCATGTAATGTCTAAGTACACTGAGAAGTCTGACAAAAAACAGGATGCTAAAGACACTAAGGGCATGACCCCTAAGCAGAAAGCAGCTTTTCATAAAGCTGACAAAAAGCATCGTAAGCCTAAGTCTCAAGAGGACGATGCCAAGATGGACAAGAAGATCATTAAGAAGATTAAAAAGAAGTAACGATTTAACCCCCGCAAGGGGGTTTTTTCGTTTATGATTGTTATTGACGCCGGAGTAATCCGGAACCCTGCTTGTAACACCCTGCGCCTTCCTATGGAGGAAATATGATTAATTTAGCTACTCGGCTTGCTCGTCAAGAGACTGATGCCGATAAACAGGAGTTTGTTCGCGGCTTATCTAGCCTTGACCAAAACGGTGGTAAGAAAATCGTTCTTGGTTTTGCTGCAGGATATTTGCTATCGAATTGGCTCCGTAACCGTGGCTAGTATTAAAAAATTTCTATACTCCGTATTAGACCAGGCTGCCAAGCCTCACGCTAAAAAGTACGACACCGAAGATCTGCGTACCCATGCAACATCATATGGGTGGCCTATAGAGGTCGTAAACAGTATGACTATTGATCCTACAGGCGCCGTAAAATTTTCTAATCCTATGTATAAAGAAGTTGCAGAAACGTTAGAGTACGGCACTCAAGATACTCCCCTTTCTCCAGCCATTAGAACCTATATGATGGGGGTAATGTAATGGCCTTTATTATTAATGAAGACGAAGCCCTAAAGACTTTGCTTCAAGGAATCACTGTCTCAGATGGCGGTAACGCTGCACGCCCTGTCGCTGTCTATTACGGCCAGCCAGATAAAGATATTCGTCAACAGAGCTATCCGTACATTACCCTAGACCTAGTAGGTGTACGTGAGGATACTGAGCGTGCCCACAGAGGTGTGGTAAACCTGACCTATACGCCCGAAGGAACTACGCCTAATCTTAACGATGATGGCTCTATTAACCAACCAATTGACTTTCCTATCCCCGTAGATCTTATCTACCAGGTCTCCACATGGTCCCGTCAACCTCGTCATGATCGTCAGATTATGGCTAAGTTGTTTGCACCTGGTAGACTACCATTTAGATTTGGGCAACTACCCGTTCCTCAAGACGGTACTAACCGTCGTTTGGATATGTTGGGGTTCTCAAAAAGAGACACTACTGAAGGTGGCAAACGCCTCTTTAGTAATGTCTATAATATTCGCATAAGCTCTGAACTATTCTTTGATCAAATCAACGCTGTGTATCAGGTAACGGATATTGTTTCATCACTCGAATCTCAAAATGAAGTATTTACTACAACACCGTAAATAACCCGGCCTCACTAAGAAAACAACCTAACCGAAGGAGTAACCCCGAATGGCAAACTTTGCCCGTCCCGGAGTCTATATCCAAGAAGTAGCTCTGCAACAAGCTGTACAGCCTGCAAACACTGCAAACGCTGTTGGCGCATTTGTTGGGGCCCTTCCTAAAGGCAATACAACTGCACCTGTACTAGTCAGTACTTGGACAGACTTTGTTAAAGCTTTTGGTGGATTGAATGACTCATACCCAACCACTTGGGCTGCCTATAACTTTTTTGCTAATGGCGGCCGAGATCTATATGTAAAGCGTGTAATTGGTACAGGATCCTCTATAGGATCTGTAATTATTAACGATGGTACTGGAACTTCCACTACCGCTACAGCTACTGTAACTGCAGCTTCTGCAGCTTCTGGAACTATTACCTACACTGCTACTAACACTTTTGCTGTTGGAGCTACTGTATCTATCACAGGTCTTTCAACAACAGCATTTAACTTAACCAACGTAGTTATTGCAACTCGTTCAGGCTCACAGTTTACTGTTACAAGCGCTGCTACAGGTACTGCCGTAACTGGCGCATCTGCAACAGCCTCTGTCACAACTGTTGTAGCTTCTGCTCCAGTGTTCACTGTAAATGCAGTTAACCCAGGAACATGGGCTAATAACTACTCAGTTAAAATTGTTGCTGCAGGAGCTACTAGTCGTTTTGGACTAGAAGTTTATCAGACAACAACAACTAGTGGATCTTCCACAACTAGCCTAGTAGAGTCTTACACAGACTTGAGCATGACTTCTACAGATAAGAACTTTATCCGTTCAAAGATTAACTCTAATCCTAACTCTGTTATTACAATTCTTAGCACAGGTTTTGATGCTACTAAGTCTCCAGCTGTATTGACCTCTCCTGTATCACTTACAGGCGGTGCTGACGGCGGAACTCCTGCTCGTACAGACTACTCAGCTGCTTGGACCACATATGATTCCGTAAATAACCCACTAGTTATTCACGCACCAGATGCTCCATACGCTGCGACAGGTACACTGACCGCACAGATTAACGGTGATGCTGTAATTTATGCAGCTGGACGTCCTGATTGCTTTGCAATTATTGACACACCTTCTGGCCTAGAAGTGTCTGCAGCCCAAGATCAAGTAACAGCTACATATGCTATCTTTGCTGGAAGCAGCACAGGAAACATTGCAGCAGCTTACTACCCATGGTATAGCATTCCAGACCCAACTAAGAGCGTTGGCGTAACTCGCCTACAGGCTCCAGGTGCTGGTGTTGTAGGTCAGTACCTTGCTACTGATGCAAGCCGTGGTCCAGCTAAGACTCCAGCAGGTTTACAGAACGTTATGGCTCTTGCCCTATCTACTGAACACCTATTCACTAACGCTGAGCTTGACTCTATCAACACAAGCGTTGATCCTATCAATGCTATTCGTCAAGTTCCTGGCGCAGGTATTGTTATTATGGGTGGTCGTACTCTTGACAATACCCCAAACAATCGTTATATCAATCTTCGACGTTCTTTGATTTACATTGAAAAGTCTATGAATGATCTAACCTCGTTTGCTCTTTTTGAGAATAATGATGCAGATCTATGGTCTCAAATTAATACATCTTTAAACAGCTTCCTTCTTTCTTATTGGCAAGCAGGCGGTCTACGTGGAACAAACCCAAGTCAAGCGTTCTATGTGCAATGCAACGCGGCTAATAATCCCTTTACCGAAATTCAAGCCGGTAGAGTTAACATTGAAGTCGGTGTTGCCCTTGAATACCCAGCAGAGTTCGTTGTCATCAAGCTTGGACAACTAACCGGAAACGCATCAGCGTAAAGGAGATAAATAAAAATGCCAGCATATACAAATCCACTAAGTAGTTTAATGACGGATCCAGTCCGTAATTTTAGATTCTTAGTTACATTCCTTCCAACAGCTGAGTGGACAGACGCAGCAAAGCCAGCAAAGATGGGGTTTGTTTCCCTATCAGGTCTTAGCGTAACAACTGAACCTATTGCTTACCGTGAAGGTGGATACAATACTAACGTTCACCAGATCCCTGGTCAATCAGCGTTCACCCCAATCACTCTTTCTAAGGGTGTAATGTTGGGTCAAGACTCAAATATCAAATGGATGAAGCGTCTATTCTCAGTCATCACGCCTAGCGTTACTAGTGGTGTTGGTGCGGGATTCCGTTGCAACCTTGATATTCAAGTTTTGAGCCATCCAAATCCTCAGGCAAGTACAGGTGCAGCTGCAACTCAAGCTCAAGCAACTACTGCTGGAGAACAGCACACCTCACTTCGCTTCAAGGTATACAACGCTTGGATTTCATCACTATCTTATAGCAATCTAGATGCTGGATCTAATACCCTTATGGTAGAAGAAATGTCTCTAGTGCACGAAGGATTTGATGTAGCCTACGCAAAGGACTACACACTAGCTAATACAGCAGCAGAAATCGTCTAATTAAGAAAACAGGTAAATAACATGACTACAGATACATTTATAAATGCGACAAATGATCCCGCTTTAGCAAATGAATTAGCTGCTAAAGCTATGAAACCTTCTGAGCAGGTGGTGGCTAGTAGTAATATTAAAGTAACTACTACGCCACCGCCTGATACAGATGTAGAACTTTTGGGAGGATTACTAGATCCTATCAATGG